GCATTATTCTTATCTGGTAACGGTTTTATGGACTTTAGAACAGATGGGAACAACATACCGAACAATGCTGGAACACCTACAGGCGATGTTTTAGTATCAACAAAGAATTTTGCGAGAGGCGATAATTACACGATTATTGTCGAGTTTAGATAAAAAAAAGTATAAATATATACTATAAAGAGAGAAAAATTTATGAAACTAATTTCCGAAGAAATAAACAACGCCGAGTATCTTATCGAAGAAACTAACGGCAAAAAAGACTACAAGATTAAAGGTATCTTCTTACAGAGTGAAATAAAGAATAGAAATGGAAGAGTATATCCTAAAGATGTACTAATGAAAGAAGTAAAAAGATATAACGCAGATTTTGTCAATAAGAAAAGAGCGTTTGGCGAGTTAGGACACCCTGATGGACCAACGGTTAACCTAGAAAGAGTATCGCATATGATTACGAAACTCTATCCAGATGGTAATAATTTTATTGGCGAAGCAAAAATAATGAACACACCGTATGGTAAGATTGTAAAAGGTCTTATTGATGAGGGCGCACAATTGGGTGTATCTTCTCGTGGTATGGGTTCGTTAGTACAAAGAGGGGGCATGAACGTTGTATCAGATGATTTTTACATCGCAACTGCTGCCGATATTGTAGCAGACCCGTCTGCTCCAGACGCTTTCGTAGAAGGTATTATGGAAGGTAAAGAGTGGGTGTGGAACAATGGTGTCTTGGAAGAAAAAGATATAGACGCCTGGAAGATGGAGATTTATAAGACAAGACGTAGAGAACTAGAAGAAAAGAAGGTTAATATCTTCAAAAACTTTCTTCAAAAACTTTAATCTTATAAATATCCTATAACGAAACAAAAAATAAACGTTTATTTTTATAAGGGAGATTTCAATGGCCGAAACAGATAAGAAAATTGAGGCAATGGAACAGGAAGTTAGTGAAGCGGCAAACCCGCAAGCTGATGCTCCGAAGAAAAACGCTGTAGCGGCTGAACCTACGCATTTAAAAAACGATGCGCAAGATTTAGGCCCAGCGGTTGTAAAACCGACTGACAGTAATCCAGATGCTTCAAAATCTACATCTCAGGTTTCAGGTGACGCTCAACAAAAAAGTCAAGGTAGTGCTGATGCAATGCCAAAACTTACTGGGCACAACACTAAACTTGAAGGAAAAGATACAGACGAAAAATCCTTAGAAGATAAAGAGAAGTCAGAAATGGCACACGCAGATGACAAAGATAAAAAAGATCAAATGAAAAAAGAAACATTAGAACTTGATATCAAAGCAGATGTGGATGCACTTGTTGGCGACTCTGATTTATCTGAGGAATTTAAACAGAAAGCTGCGACAATTTTTGAAACTGCGATTAAAGCAAAAGTCAAAGAAGAAGCTCAAAAATTACAAAGCGAGTATGAAACTAAATTACAAGAAAATACTGAAGCTCACAAAGCTGATGTTGTTGAAAAAGTAGACTCATACCTTAACTATGTTGTTGAGGAATGGATGCAAGAAAACAAGATCGCTATTGAACGAGGTATTAAAGGCGAGATTGCTGAGGACTTTATTGGTGGTTTGAAAAAACTATTTGAAGATCATTACATAGATGTTCCAGATGACAAATATAATGTGCTTGAAGATCAAGCTTCTAAAATTGAAGACCTTGAGAAAAAACTTAACGAAGAAATCGAAAAGAATGTTACTTCACATAAAACAATTGGTGAGTTAAAAAGAGAAGATATAGCGAAATCTGTATCTGAAGACTTAACAGATGTTGAAAAAGAGAAGTTTAACAAACTAGCAGAAGAAGTTGAGTATTCAAACGAGGAAGACTTCACTACTAAAGTTACGACAATTAAAGAGTCATACTTTGGTAAACAAGAAGTGAAATCTGATGATATACATGATGTGGCGGTAAGCGATGGATCTACAGTAGAACCTGCAGATTTAACAAACAGCATGGCTGCTTATAGCGCCGCTATAAGTAAAACAAAAGATATTAAAATATCAAAATAATAATATAGAGGGAGAAAAATACAATGTATTTATCTGAAACTTACGAGAAGAAATGGCAGCCAGTCCTAGAGCATCCTGATTTACCAAAAATCGGAGATTCTTACAGACGTGCCGTTACTGCTACAATCTTGGAAAACCAAGAAAGAGCACAAAAAGAAGACAACGCTTTTATGACAGAAGCAGCGCCTACTAACAATACTGGTGGAACATCAAATTGGGATCCAATTTTAATTTCACTTGTTAGAAGAGCAATGCCAAATCTAATTGCTTATGACATTGCAGGCGTACAGCCAATGACTGGTCCAACTGGACTTATCTTCGCAATGAGAAGTAGATATACTTCTGCAACTGGTGGTGAGGCTTTATTTGATGAAGCTGATACTGAATTCGCAGCAAGAAATGCTGCAGGTACTTCAACTGCCGGTCAAACTGCTGATCCAGCACAAGTAGGAACTAACCCAGCTATTCTTAACGATAGCCCGGCTGGCGCTTACAACAAGTTAGAAGCAATGGCTACGGCTACTGCTGAAGCACTTGGTGATGCATCAGGAAACGCATTTGCTGAAATGGCTTTCTCAATTGAGAAAACTACAGTAACTGCTAGATCAAGAGCTCTTAAAGCTGAATACACAATGGAACTTGCTCAAGACTTAAAAGCAATCCATGGTTTAGACGCTGAGACTGAACTTGCAAACATTCTATCTGCTGAGATCCTTGCGGAAATCAACAGAGAAGTTGTAAGAACTGTTTACATCAATGCTGAAGTAGGCGCTGGTGCTAACACTACTAATGCTGGTATCTTCGATTTAGATACTGACTCAAATGGTAGATGGTCAGTTGAGAGATTCAAAGGTCTTATGTTCCAAGTAGAAAGAGAAGCAAACGTTATCGCACAGAGAACAAGAAGAGGAAAAGGTAACATGATTATCTGTTCTTCAGATGTTGCCTCTGCGTTACAAATGGCGGGTGTATTAGATTACGCTCCAGCTCTTAACAACAACCTAAACGTTGATGACACAGGTAATACTTTTGCAGGTGTTCTTAACGGTAGATTTAAAGTGTACATTGATCCATACAGTGCAAACAATGCTGCGAAGCATTACTTTGTAGTTGGATACAAAGGTACATCACCATATGACGCTGGTTTATTCTATTGTCCATATGTACCTCTACAAATGGTAAGAGCCGTTGGCCAAGATACGTTCCAACCAAAAATTGGTTTCAAAACTAGATACGGTCTAGTAGCAAACCCATTTGCGGAAACTGGAGCAGTATCAGGTGCAGTATCAGGTGTTACAAACGCAGGTTCTGCGAATGCTAACAGATACTACAGACGTGTACAAATTGCGAACTTAATGTAATATTTAAGTTTACTAATTAAAGAGGGCGCTTCGGCGCCCTTTTTTTTGCCTAAATTATAAATTATAAATAGTATTATGATAACATTACTAGATAACGCATATAAAAGACTAAACGAATTAAGAAAAAAACATAATAAGAAGTTTGTTAGACTATCTGTTAAGGGTGGCGGTTGTGCTGGTTTTAATTATGATTGGTCTTTTACAGATGAAGAATTAAGGGAAGATATTGTCATTGAGAACATGTTAGTTGTAGATAGAATTAACGAGTTGTATTTGACAGGTATGGAATTAGATTACACTTATGATGACTTTGAAAGTGCCTTTGTTTTTAACAACCCTAAAGCCACATCATCATGTGGTTGTGGAACCAGTTTTTCAGTCTAGTATAAATACATATATGAAAAAGATATTAACTCAATACCTATGGATATTTGTAACCCTACTTATCCTTACAGTTATAACTATTTCATTGTTTCCTGATAAGAAGAATAGACTAGAATTTATCGAAGAAAGAATTAAAGAAGTAGAAGAAAAGAAAAGGGTACTCACTCAAAAAGAGATAGAATTAGAGAAACTAGCCACAGAAAAAGACTGGGAACAAGTGGATAAGGACACTACTAAATAGTATTATGACAACTTTAAATGCGATAGATAGACAACCTACAAAATTAGATTACGCTAGTCCTACACAGTTTAAGTTTAGTATTCTTAAATTACCTAAAGTAGAATACTTTTGTACTGCCGTAAATATACCTGGTGTCAGTCTAGGTGAAACAACACAAGCAACACCTTTAAAGAAGATACCTATACCTGGTGATACACTAGTTTACGAACCATTACAAATGACATTTCTGGTAGATGAAAATTTAGAGAACTTCCAAGAGATACATGGTTGGTTAGTTGGATTAGGTTTTCCGAGAGATAACAAAGAATTTAGAAATTTACTAGCATCAGGTAATGATAGATTTCCTACAAGAAATACATCTAACATTTCTACTGAAGCTGGTAAAACAAAGTACGCTGCGGCAGATGCTGGACCAACATTATCTGACGCTACTCTAACTGTACTTTCAAGTAAAAATAACTCACAAGTTGAGATACGATTTAGAGATATGTATCCAACAGGA